ATATGGCACGAGTTGCGGTGCAATTAACAAACTTCACAGGTGGAGAGTTATCTCCACGATTAGATGGTCGTAATGATTTAACCAAATACGCTTCTGGTTGTAAGACCTTAGAGAATATGGTTGTCTATCCTCATGGCTCTGCTGCTAGACGACCTGGAACTCAATTTGTATCTGAAGTAAAAGATAGCACTAAGAAAACAAGATTAGTACCTTTTGAATTTTCAACTACTCAAACTTATATGCTTGAGTTTGGAAACCAATACATAAGGTTCTATAAAGACAATGGTCAAATCTTATCTGGTGGTTCAGCATATGAAATTGCTACTCCTTATTTAGAAGCTGAACTGTTTGATATTAAATATGCTCAATCTGCAGATGTGATGTACATCTGTCATCCTAATCATGCAGTTAGAAAGTTATCTAGAACAGGTCATACAGCTTGGACATTAGCAGAAGTTGATTTTTCTAAAGGACCATTTCAAGATCATAATATTACTACAACAACATTGACTGCTAGTTCCACTACAGTTGGTGCTTCTGCCAATTTAACATTATCATCAACAACAGGAGTTAATAGTAACCAAGGTTGGTTAACTACTGATGTAGGAAGATTAGTACATTTAAAAGATGGTCATTATAAAATTACTGCAAGAACTTCATCTACAGTTGCTGTAGGTACTTGTGTTGTATCTCCATCTTCTGCCTCTGCATCAACGGACTTTGCTTTAGGTTCTTTCTCTGATACTTCTGGTCATCCAAGTTGTGTAACTTTCTTTGAACAACGATTAGTGTTTGCAGGAACAAGAGAACAACCACAAACTTTATTCTTTTCTAAATCAGGAGATTATGAAAACATGGATGATAATTACCATGGAACAGTATCTGATGATGATGCTATTATTTATACAATTGCATCTAACCAAGTGAATGCTATTAGATTTATGACTGCTACTAGAACTTTAATTGTAGGTACAGCAGGTGGTGAATTTACAGTATCAGGTGGTGGAACAGATGTTGCTATTACTCCTACGAATATTTTAATTAAAAGACAATCTAACCATGGAGCTGCTAACTTAGATGCGATTGCAGTTGGTAATGTCACTTTGTTTTTACAAAGAGCAAAAAGAAAGATTAGAGAACTAGCTTATAACTTTGATGTAGATGGTTATCTTGCTCCTGATATGACGATCCTTGCGGAACATATTTCTGAATCAGGTATTACACAAATGGCATATCAACAAGAACCCAACCAAATCATTTGGTGTGTACGAACTGATGGACAACTGATTGCATTAACTTATCAAAGAGAACAACAAGTCGTTGCTTGGCACAGACATATCTTTGGCGGATCTTTTTCTACTGGTAATGCTGTATGCGAATCGGTTGCTGTACTTCCTACGGATGACAATGAATATCAAGTATGGATTATTGTCAAACGAACTATTGATGGTTCTACTAAACGATATGTAGAGTATTTGCATAACTTTGATTTTGATGAAACAGATAATACTGATTTTAATTTTTTAGATTCTCAGCTTGCTTATAATGGAAGTGCCACTACTACTATTTCAGGATTAGGTCATTTAGAAGGTGAGACAGTTGCTATTCTTGCAGATGGATCTACACATCCTAGAAAGACAGTTACTTCTGGTTCTATTACTTTAGAACGATCTTCTACCAAAGTAAAAGTAGGATTACCTTATACTTCTATTTTGCAGACTATGCGATTAGATGCTGGTTCACAGGATGGTACATCGCAAGGTAAAACGAAAAGAATATTTGATATTACATTAAGAATTTATGAATCTGTTGGTATTGAAGTAGGACCAGATTTAAACAACATGGAACGAATACCATTTAGATCTTCTGCTACTTTAATGAATCAAGCTATCCCAGTATTTACAGGAGATAAAGAAATAGAGTTTAGAGGAAACTATGAGACAGATGGTTATGTGTATGTAAGGCAAGATCAACCTTTACCTTTAACTATTTTATCATTATACCCAAGGTTAGTAACCAATGACGGATAAAATATTACATATTGTACCTTATCAAAAAGGTCATGGAGCATTTATTTTATCTCAACAAATGAACCATGTGCTTATGGATAAAGATGCTGAATTTGATGGAGACGCAATGAATTTAGAAGAACAAGGTTTAGCTTTCACAGGGATCGTTAATAACGAACCTATCTTTGCTGCTGGAATGAAACCTATCTGGAAAGGTGTGGCAGAGGGTTGGTTATTAGCAACTGCTAAAGTTTGGAATCATCCACTATTAGTGGCTAAAGCTATTAAAAAAGATTTTGAAAAAGTTGCAAAGCAACATAATATTAGAAGAGTTCAAACTGCTGTACGATCTGAATTTGGAATTGGAATTAGATTTGCTAAGTGGCTAGGTTTAGAGAATGAGGGTTTAATGAAACAATATGGTTTTGATGGTACTGACCATTATAGATTTGCGAGGTTATTCTAATGGGTTGGTTTGCTGCTCTTCCTGCTATTGGTCAAGCTGCTGTTGGAATTTCAGCAGTTACAACAGTTGCTGGTATTCAACAAGCTGGTGCTGCTGGTAAATTTAATCAAGCTGTTGCAAATCGTAATGCACAGATTGCAGAAAAAGAAGCTGAACAAATAGACAAACAATTAGAATTTGATTTGGCTCAATTTGATAAAGAGTATGTAAAATTAGTTGGATCAGAAAGAGTGGCTTCAGCAAAATCTGGTGTTGGTTATGAAGGAACTTCTTTAAGAATTGCTAGAGCAAATGCTGAAGAGGCACAGTTGCAAAGAAATATTACAACTTATAATGCTAAAATAAATAAATCACAAAAACTTAATGACGCTGCTTTTTCAAGAATACAAGGAACTATGGCAAAGCAACAAGCAACAACTCAACAACTTCAACTAGCATCTTCTTTTGGATCTAGTTTATTATCATCAGGAAGTATGAAAACATAATGCCAAAGATACCTACATTTACAACGCAAGCCAGACCAACAGCAGAAGTTGGTGATGTTAGAAGTAATATTCAAATATCTCCATCTCAAAATATAGGAACTGCTGCTGCTCCTTTAGTAAAGACATTAATGAATTACGCTGCAACAGAGATGTTAAACCAATCTAAAAACGAAGCTCTTGAATTAGAAAATCAATCTGTTCTTGAATTAAATACTGCTGTGCAACAAGCATCTAAATTAAAAAACAAAGAACAAGCAAATACTTTTTTAATAAATGAAAGCAAAAGAATTAGAGATGCTTATGGAGCAAAAGCATCTAGTTCACAAGTAAGATCTATATTTGATAATAATTATTTAAAAGAAGAACAAAAACAAATTATTAAAGTTGATAATGCTGTTTATAAAAATGTAGTTGAGTCTTATGCAAATAATAAATTAACAAAACAAGAAAGAATTTTAACAGAGGGTTTATTTGGAAAAAATCCATTAGCAGAACAAACAATGATTAATGATTTAACTCAATTAGAATTAGATGATACTTTTCAAGATATTGATACTAAAGAAAAAAATATAGCTGCTATACCTGGTAAAATTGATTACTTTAAGGCAAAAAGACAAATACAATCAGACCCAAAACAAGCATATTTAGATATTACTAATCCAAATAAATATATTAATTTACCATTAAAAGCGAGATTGCAATTACAATCAGAATCATTATCAGAAGCAAAGCCTATAATAAGAGATGAAATAAAAAATGTTTTAGCTGCTGGAGCAGATGGAAAAATAATTGAATTTGATCAAAAATTTGCAAAAGAAATTTTAGATAAAAAAGAATATGAAGATTTTAATGAAAGATATTCTATTATTAAACAAACATATATTGATATACAAAAAATAAACAATTCTGAAATTGGAAGTGAAAATGAAATTGTTAAAGAAACACAATTAAAAGATAAGTCATATATTTTAGATAAAAAGAAAAAAGATGTTTTAATTAATGCGGTACAAAAAAAACAAGAATATATGGAAAAAGATCCTGTTGCTTTTTTATATTCTACCAACGATAAAGTTAAACAAGCTACTGATGACTATAGATTAGAACAAGATCCAGAATTACAAAGTAAAAAGAAAACTGCTTTAATTAATACTATTGTTCAAGAACAGATTAGAATGAAACAATTAAAAACAAGAATTAAAGTAATATCTAAATCAGAATCAGAAGATATTGTTGCCAAGTATCTATCTTCTAATGAAGATGGAAGATTGGCTTGGTTAGAAAAATTACAAAAAGATTATGGAGAATACTATTCTAATGCTTTAAACCAATTATCTAAAGATGGACTTCCTTTTAGTGCTGAGTTTTCTTCCTACTTAGGAAATAAAACTATAGCTAAAAAATTAATTAGTTTTGACACAGAAGAGAAGCAAAAAGTATTAAAACAATTTGCTAAAGATAAAGGAATAAATATTCAAACAGATATTAATGAATCATTGCAAGAAAAAATAAAAGATTTTGAAAAAAATATTATGATAGGAAATCAATATAATACTAGCATTGCAGCAGAAAAATTATCTAAAATGAAAAACACTTTATCCTATTATGCTTTAAATGAAATCTTAACTGGTAAAAATAAAGATCAAGCTATTAACAATGCAGCAAATTTAATTTTAGATAATTATGAAATTGCAGACACTTATTTTATACCAAAAATATACAATGGAGAAAGATTAGGAAAAAATAATATTGATAAAATACAAGAAAAAGCTGCACTTATTAAAGATTTTTATTTAAATGATTTTAAACCTGTTTTGGTAAAATCTAAAGATCCTAAAGCTCCAATTCAAGATTTGATAGATGAACTTGATTATCAGATGAAAAATAATGGTTTATGGGTTAATACAGAAGATGGAAAAGGAATTGTCTTTGGAATTAAATTAAGAGATGGTTCTATTGGATTAATTGAAAATGCAAATGGAGAAAATCTTAGAATAGATTTTAATGATACATCTTATAAAATTCCTACTACAGATATTGAAATAGATACAGATATTAAATTAAAAGCTCAACAGTTTGGAGCTTTTGGTTCTTATGGTGAAGCAAAACCATCTATAGTACAACCATCTGTTGAAACAACTATGATAGGAAGAAGAACTGCAAATGAAGGTTTGTACAAATTAAATAAATAATGGCTAACATTGGATTTGGGTTAGATACTGCGGAAAATTTTTCAGAAACTGGATATGATCAATATGCAGTAGGAATTGGAAAAACCTTATCTACAGTAGCAGAAGATACTTGGAAATTTAATCCACTATCTTCTATTGCTAGACTATATGAATTAGAATCTACAAGAATTGAATCAAAAGATGATCCTGTTGTTTCAAGGGATATTCTTAACAATCAATATAAAGAATTAGATCTTGTATTTAAAGAAGATCAGCCACAATCTGTTGTAGACATTATTGTTCAAAGAAAAATAGAGGAAAGAAAAAGAAGAGATATAATTTCTCGTGGACCAGAAGGAATATTGCCAGGGGTTGCTAAGTTTGCAGTTGGATTAGGTATTAGTGTTTTAGATCCTATTAACATCGGTGCTGCTTTTATTCCTGTAGTTGGTGAAGCTAGATTTGCATCTTTGTTGGCAAGAACAGGATCGTTTACAGCAGCTAGAGGAATTACTGGTGCAGTAGAAGGTGCTATTGGTACTGCTATTGTTGAACCAATTATTTATACTGCAGCTCAAAGAGAAAAAGCGGATTATGGTTTAATGGATAGTTTTTTAAATGTAACTTTTGGAACTATCTTTGGTGGTGGACTTCATGTTGGTGCTGGAAAATTAAAAGATTTAAAAACAATAAGAGATTTTAGAAAAAAAGTAAGAGAAGCAAGAAAGAATTTAGGAATAGATAGTACAGAAGAACCAGAGATAAATTTGTATAAATTATATTATCCAGAAAATTCAGATATTATGATGAAATTAGAAAAAACAGATCCACAAACAAGAGAGGCATTATTAGCTAAGGCAATAGGAGATATTGTTTCTGAACAACCAGTAGAAGTTAGGCAAGTAGCTCAATTAGATCCTGAATTGAGAAACTCTGATGAAATTATAACAGAGCCATTAACAGCCAATAAGGTTTCAAGATCATCAGATCAAATGGACTTAGATAATGTAGAAGCAAATACTAAAGACATTGAAATTAATTATAAAAATTTAGATTCTGAAAATCAAACAATTCAAAGACAACTAGAAGAACAAAAATCTAAACAAGAAATATTAGAAATAAAAGATAGTGATGAATTAGTATCATCTCAAAAAGAGATTGATGAATTAAACACTAAAGAAAAAGAAATACAAGATGCTATTATAGATGGTATTAATTGTATTAATGGAAGATAATTATGGCACAAGATAAATGTTTTATAAGAGTAAAAAATCTTTTAGATAAATCATCTATTTCTTCTACTAAGGCAGACGAAATATTAACAGAAATAAAAAAAGCTCAGGGAGAATTAAAGATTTCAAGTTTAGATAGCGTCAATGCAGACTCTATAGCAAAAACCATTTTAGAAAAAAAGAAAGTAGACAAGCAAATTAAAAAAAGAAATGCTTTGGAAAATGAAATTAAGATAAGAAATTATGTTGATTATGTTTTGAGAGAGTTTCCAGAAAATCCAGAAGAGGGTTTAATTGCTATATTAGTTGGAAGTAATGATCAAAAAATAGGAGCAAGAGAATCTGTAGCTTTAAAACAATTTTCTACTTATAGACAGTTATTAGCTGGTTTTGATCAAAAACTAAAAGACGCTAATTTAGATAGCTTTTTTGCAAATACTACAGAAGCTATTGATAGAAAAATAGCAAGAGCAATGGAACAAATAAGTAAAGGAGAGCCAGTTACAGAAACAATACCAGAAATTAAAAAAATTGCAGAAATAATGGAAAATTATTCTGAAATGATAAGAAAGCAAATGAATAATCGTGGAGCAAATATACCAAAATTATTTGGATGGATAGTTAGACAAACACATGACGCTTACAAAGTTAGAGATGCAGCAAGAGTTTTAGGGAAAACAGTAGATACTACAGGTAAAGATAAAAATTTTGATGTAAATAGAGAGGCATGGAAAGAATATATTTTGCGAGATGGTGTTTTAGATGAAAGAACTTTTGCAGATGTTGAAGATAGAGATGAATTTTTAAATTTTGTTTACGCATCTATTATTAGAAATGATTATGGTTCAGCAGATGGAGTTGCAGGAGCTTATGGATCAAGAGATATAACTAAAGCTAGAAATGCAAAAAGAGTTCTTCACTTTGTAAATTCAGATGCTTGGTTTGAATATAATCAAAAATTTGGAACAGGAAATTTAAAAGAAACATTTTTTGGTGGAATTAATATTGCTGGTAGAACATTAGGAATATTAGATACTTTAGGAACAAAACCATCAGAAAACTTTTCAAGAATACAATCCATTGTTCAAAATAGACTTGCTAAAATGGGTAAGTCTACAGAATCTATAAGTGGAAATAAATTTGAAAAATATTTAATGGTGGTAGACGGAAGAATTTATGGAGTAGAAAATTTTACTGTAGCAAAATGGTCTGCAATTACTCGTTCTATTGCTGCTATGTCTAAACTTGGTTTTGCTGCTATATCCGCAATGTCAGATGTTGGTTTATATGCTTCAGAAGTAAAATATCAAGGAAGAAGTTTTTTTGGAGGAATATTTGAAGCGTTTGGATCTTTAGGAAAAATAAAAACTTCTGGTAAAAAACAAGAAATTGCAAGACAATTAGGATTTATTGCTGATAATTTAATATATGATTTATCTGCAAGATACTCCATTGGTGATAATTTAAACAAAAGATTTACTAAAATACAAAGAACTTTTTTTAAATACAATTTACTTAATTGGTGGACTAATTCTTTAAAAGAAGGTTCTATGTTAGGTTTGTCAAATTACATTGCTAAAAATAGAAATGTATCTTTTACAAATCTCAATGAAAGATTAAGAATGTTAATGCAGCAATTTAATGTAGACGAAAACTTATGGAACATTCTTCGTAAAATGGATGTAGAAAAAGCAGATGACGGAACTGAATTTTTTTCTGTAAGAAATATAGAAAAACTTTCTGACAAAGAAATTATTAGCACTATGGATTTAAAAAATCCTACTAAAAGACAAATACAAATTGCAAGAGAGAATTTAAAAACTTCTATATCAGGAATATTTTTAGATCGTTCTTTATATTCTGTTATTGAAGCAGATGCTAGAACACAAGCGTCTTTAACACAAGGAACTTTAGCTGGAACTCCTATTGGAGAAGCAATAAGATTTTTTGCACAATTTAAAGCATTTCCTATTGCTATTGTTCAAAAAGCTCTTGGAAGAGAAATATCTTTTTTTAAATCAAAAAATGCAGCTAGAGGAGCATTTGGCATAGGATCTATTGTAGCAACAAGTATTTTATTAGGTTATGTTTCTATGACAGCAAAAGATTTATTAAAAGGAAAAACACCAAGAGATCCAACTAAATTAAAAACTTTTTTTGCAGCAGCTTTACAAGGTGGTGGTTTAGGTATCTATGGAGACTTTCTGTTTACAGAGACTAAAGGTGCTATGGATTTTATAGGAAGATTAGCAGGACCTGTTCCTGGTACTGCTGCTGAAGTAATACAAGCAATTCAATGGGGAATACAAGGCAAAAAAGACGCTGCCTTAAAACAATCTTATAAAACAGTTACTGGAAATATACCATTTTTAAATTTGTTTTACTTGAAGAGTGCCTTTGATTATATTATAGGTTATCAAATGATGGAATCTTTATCTCCAGGAGTTCTTAGAAGAATTGAGAGAAAGATGAGAAAAGAACAAGGACAAGAATTTTTGTTTACAAATCCATCATCAATGTTTAAAGGATTTTAAGATATGACAATATCATCAACAACAGTTAAAAATTCCTATAACGGAGATGGCTCTACTACCACCTTTAGTTATACCTTTAAGATATTTGCAGACTCTGATTTACAGGTCATTATTAGAAATAATACAACTGCCACAGAAACTGTTAAAACTTTAACTACGCATTATACTGTTACTGGTGCTGGATCAGCATCAGGTGGTTCTGTTATCTTTACTGC